CTGAATGCGGATCGTCAATGATTAATAGATCTGCTCCACGGCCCGTGATCGCACCGCCAACACCCGCTGCATAATATTCACCGCCATCGGACGTTTCCCATCTCCCTGCAGCTTTACTATCTTCTTGAAGTTTTGTTTTAAAAATTTTTCTATAATCCTCTGAGTCTATAAGATTCTTAGCCTTACGACCAAATCTTATTGCGAGCTCTGCCGTGTGGGTTGCTTGAATGATCTTGAGTTTTGAATCACGGCCCACCATCCACGCAGGTAAAAGATAAGATGCAAATTCTGATTTGGTATGCCTCGGTGGCATATTGATTATCAAACGATTTATTTCGCCCGTGGCTAATTGATTAAATTTTTCTGCAATGTGCCTGTGGTGGGACCCCTCTACAAAATCTGGCCATACACATTTGACAAAAGATAAGAAATCATTCTTAGCCTTATTCTGTATCTTTTTTTCAGCGTGCAATACCTGAAGTTGCTTGAAGGTCTTTCGTATATCAGCAGGTAGTTTACTTATATCTATATTATCTAAATTCATAAAAAAATTTTATAAAATTTTTTTTCGCATCTTAATAGATGTTTGATAAGTTTTTTACAGGGTACGGCTATATAAATCAAGCATATATATACATACATTAGGATCCCTATCTAGTAAAAAGGGGGTATGGGGTCTTCGACACTTTCAATTTTTGGTGTCGCGTTGGTACCTCTATTAGATTAAATGACCACGCGCCACGGGTCACGGCTCAGCGCATAAAAAAACCAGATCCGTGAAACACGGATCTGGTTAACTAACTAATTGAGAGATATTAAAAGCCGAATGATAATTGTATCGGCTCTGATTTTTTTGGTTGTTCAAGTTCTTTTAAATCTTTTGAACTCGGTTCTAATTCAACCAATTTTGTCATAATAGCTTTAAATTGAGCTCTTCTTTTTGCAGGTATAAAAGCCATATAAGGTTGATTATAGAAATCAAATAAATCATCATTGATTTTTTTAATATAACCTCGAGCTGCTATATTTAACAAAACATAGTCTTCATTATATTTTAGGTCTTTTGTCATTTTATATCCTTGCGTTCGTTTATATTTATTTTCAAAAATTTGAAAATATACCTTGATTAATATTTTAATTTAAAATAAATATCAAGGATAAAATAGGATAAAATAAAAATAAAAAAAGGACAATATATGAAACAAACAATGAATGAGTTTGATTTTAAAAATGAGTTTAAAAAGATCAGACCCGAAAATTTTAGTTATGACGGCTTAACCGTTTTATATGATCATTTGACCCGATATGAACAAGATACGGATCAAGAGCTAGAATTTGATCCAATCGCTTATTGCTGTGAATATACAGAATTTGACAGCTTTGAAGATGTTAAAAAAAACTATGATGTTGAAGATTTAGAGCATTTGGAACAGAACACAATTGTTTTAAAAATTCCTAATTCTGAAAAATTAATAGTTCAGAATTATTAAAGTTTCATGAGCCGTGGCCATTGGTTCACGGCCCATCATCCGTAGGTTATGGCCTTTAAAACCTACGGATATTATTAGAGGGTCATCTTGTTAAATATATTGACGGCAATAAATTAAGTTATTATTGCGAAGATGACCCTTTAATAATTTAAGAAATTTTTATTTTTTATTTTATTTTTCAAGGCACAAGCTAGAATTTTCATGTAATAACGCACAAGCGGTTAATGATCCATGAATCACGGCTCACGGACAAGCGCCCTCAATAAGTTTTGGAAGGCTCACGGCTCTCGGATTTTTGCAAGTTAATAACCTAACGGCAACGGGGGGACAAGTTATAAAAACTTAATAAAAATATATGTTAATCAATAGTTATTTCAATAATAGGTGGGGACAGAATTTAAGGTTATTCTATAAACAATCAATACAATAATTATTACTTTTTGAGCTTGTATAATCAGCTCTTAATGGTGTTATGCAGCTGAAACAACACCCTCTCATGTCCCGTAATTTGCCGTCAATTATATGTGTAATTTTAAAATGATCTCTTAATTCATCGACTTTTAAATGTTTTAATTCAGGTTTAAAACTTAAAAAATCAGCTTTTTTTAATAAAGTAATTTTTTTATTAGGTCTTAATTCTTTTAATTCTTTTAAACTCTTCATACATTTTTACCATATTAAAATCGCTACAATTTAAAACAAAAAATGCTAATTCCTCTCGCATTTGTTTTTTCTCTTCATGTATTCTATGTTTATTTTTGTCAATTACTTCAAAATGATCTTGTTTTAATTCAGTCATTATACCCCCTTTTTATCTCTTATTTTTTGAGCAACATATTCAACTGATAACCAACTTAATACACTTTTTAAGCTGCTATGGTCTTCAATATATTGCTGATCATTATCATGTTTTAAAAAGTCTATTAACCCTCCATGATTATTTATTATTTGCCAAATTTCTTTTTTATTTCTGTTATAAAAAGATTTTTCATATAAACTACTACGATCAAAAAAATCAGTTCCATTATTATTTGCAATCCAGTCAATCGTAATTTGTTTATTTGCTGCTTTTAAAATTTCTTTTTTAATTGTCATAATTACATTTTATCTAAAAACGGGTCAGCAAATTTTTCAAGATTTTTAATATCTTTTTTAATGCCGTTAATCTTACCTTCAACTAAGATCTTAATCTTAATATAAGTAGCCGTATCAATATTCTCTTTTAAAGAATTGATTTCAGTTAATAAATCTCTCAATGCAAATAACCTTCCATATCTAGTCGCTGTTGCGCTAGTGTCTTGAATTGATTTTGCAACCTCTAAAAACATATCAGTCATATTATCCTTTATTGTTTATTTATATCTTTATATAGGGGATAATATTTGATTATCCCCTATATTGTCAAGTGTTAATTATGGTTTTTATTTTCTAGTCTAAGTTGTTTTGACTTATCCCAGATGATATTGACCCCAGATAAAATTTGCTCTAATTGAGACTGCAGCTGCTCAGGTACTCCACACTCCCAGATCTTATGCTTAGAGGCTTTTTTGTATAGTTTAAGCTCTTTTAACTTTTTGCCTTCAGGTTTATTCTCGATTTTTTGTCGAGCAATAAACTCAGCAAGATCTCTTAATTGATCCCTGCAATCTTCAGGGGTTATACCCCGTCCATAATTATCACTTCTATAATAATTATCTCGATCTTTTTTATTTCTAAATTTATGATTTAATTGTTCTTTTAACTTAGCATCTTTAATTTTACCGAAAAAAGTTAAAGCCTGTCGCTGAGCGATTTCTAATTGTTCAACGGCTTTTTCTAAGTTATCAATAACCTTATCAGCTTTTATTTTTTTTGCTAAGTAAGTCATCGCTAACTCGGTTTCATCAGTTAAAACGGCTTTCAATTCCAATTCAGCCATTGCTATAATCGGGTCTAACTCTTCATCGACCCGTTGCTCTAACTTTGTTATTTGATATTTTGTGGGGTATTGTGTTTTAGTCATATTATATTATCCTTTATATTTATTTATTAATATCCTTGATTATCCTATTGACAAATAGAAGTCAAGCCCCTATATTAAAAAATTATTGTCCTTGCAATAATGGGTCTGGTGTAAATTAGCCTAAAGTGAAACACACTAGACCCTAACAAAAATGAAAGTATGAAATATAAATATAAAGAACAAAAAAAATTATTAGGCAGCGCAACCTATAAAATGGCAAAATCAAGTAAGTATAGATATTTAAGCGAGATTTTACATCTTGCGCCCTCAAATATAGGTGGTGTTAATATATGCGCTAGTTCAAGCCCCGTTTGTATTGACTTATGTTTAAATACAAGTGGACGGGGCCAAATGACAAGTGTTCAAAAATCTAGATTAAACAAAAAATATTATTTCTTAGCTGATAGGCAAAAATTTTTAAATCATTTAGATCGTGAAATAAAACTCTCAAGCGAGAGGGCAAAAAGAAAAAAACTGAAATATTCTGTAAGATTAAACGGGACAAGCGACTTACCATTTGAGAGATACAAGCTAGATAACGGCTTAAATCTAATGGAAAATAATCCTAACGTCCAATTTATAGATTATACTAAAATTACAAATAGACTATTTCAAAAACTACCAAAAAATTACAGCTTAACTTACTCACAGGCTGAGAATAATTTAGAGGATATTAAAAAAGTATTAAAGACAAAATATAATATTGCATCAGTATTTAGAAAAAAACTACCTAAAAAATGGTTGGGCCGTAAAGTTATAAACGGGGATAAGCACGATTTAAGACACTTAGACCCGAAAAAAGTTGTAGTTGGTTTGATTGCTAAAGGTAAGGCCAAAAAAGATTTTAATGGATTTGTACAAGATGTTTAATTTTGTACGAATACTCTTTAACTTCAAGAGTATAAAATTATGTTGTTATCAGTTGTGGGCTGATGTTAACCCACAGGCTAAAACTAACAAGCGACAAGCTCAAGCGACAAGCGAGCGAGCAGAAGGGATAATATGAATTATAAAACTAAACAAAAGGAATATGAAAAAGCAATTGATATTATTTTAGAAGTTGCTGAACGAAAAAAAGATCAAGTATTAACAGAACCAGAAGAAAAAATGTGGAAGATGCATTTAGAAAGTTTATTAGTTGCAAGAGAATGTATTGAAGAAGATATACCATATCTTAATCCAAATTATTAATCAACAAGCGAGCGAGCAGAAGGGATAATATGAAAAAACAAAAAGAAACAATTAGTGTTGATATAACTATGAATCACTATGTATTTTATCATAATGATGAACACTTTGGTAATGTTCACAAACCTTATAGAGATTGGGTAGTTAAAAAAACTGGTATAAAAAAATGGGAAGATTATCATTGTGGTATGTGGACAACAGACATAGAGATGATTGATGATTGGATTGAAGAAACAAATCAACCTTATGAAACATTATTTTCTGAAAAAGATGACGGTATTTACATAGTTGATAAGGATTGGAATTATAAACAAGCGAACGAGCAGAAGGGATAATATGAAAAAGCACAAAATAGAAATAATTGAAACTACAATTTGGACTACTGAAGTTGAGGCTAAAAGCAAAAAAGATGCTATTGAAAAAGCCGAAGACATTCATATGAATGGCACAACAGAAGGTGGTGGACGTGATGCAATGACATTTGAGCATTACACCGAAGAAGATTATAAAGTAGTTTTTAAATAATAAACTTAAACAAGCGAGCAAGCAGAAGGGGTAATATGAATATAACACAATTAGAAAAAGAAATAATAAGGGTATTAAAAATTAATGAAAATGTAGATTGGGATTTTTCTGATATACCACCAAAAGAAGAGTTTAAAGAATTACAAATATTTATTAAACGATTGTTTAAAGAATATAAAAGGCAAGAATAAACCTACAAGCTAGAGAAATACTTTACACAATCCTCAAGAGAATCAACCACAGGCTCAAGCGATGACAACGATGAATCTACAAGCGCAAGCGATTGCTTGCCTTCAAATAATAAATGTTTATCCTTCCACTCCACAAGCACAAAAGAATTCTTAGGATGCTGGAAATGAAACGATACTTGATGAGGGGACAGGCGAACTCTGTTGCCGTTAGCTACTTTTAATTCTAAAGTGAAAAAGTTGCAGTTATGATTATAGCCCAATAGATCGGGAGTACCAAGTAAGCTAAGATTTTCAAGTCTAGTCCAGATAATTTCTTTAGATATATTTTTAATCTTTCCATATAATTTTCGCTCAGGTTTCAAAACTAACTAAGGCTCCTATTCAGGATTTGTTTGAGCGGTAATTATCTTTTCGGTTGTAGGTTTTAATACAACACGAATAGAAGGTTGTCCAATAATATTTGATTCTTGCACTTCAATTCTTCTAATCTCTTCTAGATGATTACCTACCTGCATAAAGACACGAGCAGTGGATACTGCATTGCCCTTTTTGCCGTCAGTGAATTGGTCTAAGTATTCCTGTAGATGTTTAACAAACATTATTGACTTTATAGGATAGTTATCTTACATTGTCAAATATGGGTGTACCAAAAAGACTTACAGAAATGCAACGCAAATTCGCTGAAATACTAGTATTCGGAGATGCAGAAGGCAGACCAGTGACAAAGACTGAGGCCGCAAAGCTGGCAGGTTTTAGTCCAAATAGATCTAGTCAAGAAGGCTATGAGCTAACAAATCCAAAGATGCACCCCTTGGTTGTAGACTACATAGGTAAACTTAGAGAAGAAAAATTACAGAAATATATGGTAACATTTGATGGCCATATTGCAGAGCTAGATCGTATTAAAGAATTGGCTTTAAAAAAAGGCTCATTCTCTTCAGCAGTGAATGCGGAAACAAACAGAGGAAAAGCAGCAGGATTATACATAGATAGGAAAATAATAAAAACAGGAAAACTAGAGGACTTGTCAGAACAAGAACTAGAAGCAAAAATGAGACAGATTTTAAGCGACTACTCACAGATAATTGATGTGACTCCATCTAAATCTTCTGAATCTTCTTTACCCA